AATTGAAATCCACTTCTACCAATCTGAATAACCCCACCCCCAAATGGATTATTAATTACTTCAAATATACCTGCTATCCTATCTTTCAGATCATCCGGCATTAACTGCTCAAGTAAGTTATCTTGTGATGTCTTAATATCAACACCTTCAAACACACCCTCATTATTTTTAGCCATCCTTAAATATTCCACAGGGCTTCCTTGAAAGAAGTTATCTTTATCAACTTGATAGATAACCTCACTAAAGTAGTCGGGCGCCTCGATTTTTTCAGCATCTTCAGTCTCGGGAACAATTTGAGGTAAGCCACTTAAAGCACTTCCTAATCCATACCCGCCTGTCATAGCAACTCCCGAACTTGCTGATCCAAAAGTAGTATTGTTGCCAGATAGTTTTAAGTTGTTAAACAACTGCTCAATAATTTCTATTTCAGGTATTATATTGCCTTGAGAATCTACGTTAGAAAATGATGTTGACGTTCGATCACTAAATCCAATTTCAAAATTAACAGACCCATCAGAGTTCTCTGTTCTGTTTAATGTAGTTAGATACTTATCACCCACTCTTTTACCTTGATTGTAGTCTCCTGAAATATTTGTCTTTGCTCGATTAGACACATCACTATTCCCCTCAACAAAATCCACAAGGTAGCCCAGGAAAGATGTCGCCTGATCAGCTTTTAGTCCTGCGGTTCTACCTGCCTCAGTACTGCCTCCCCCTCGAGTTGGTGCAAGGCCTTTAGTAAATTTCTCTTCGTAATCGATTCCTGAAAGTAAAATCTCTTTACCAGTTTGCTTGATCTGCTCTTCTTGCTCCTCATTAAAAACCATAACACTCATGCCGCTACGGTTTGGATTTCTTTGCACTAACACCTTACTCTTGTCTCTGGCTGCTACGTCAGGATCCTCGGTGAAGTTCTCTTCACCATATCCATAATATGTTTGAAGTATGGATATCTTAGAATCCGGGGATTGCGTTAGCTCGGTGACAAGATTATTTAAGAAAATATCATTTGTTATTGTCTCTCCCGTAATAGGATCTTTATATTCTTTTCGTGTCCAGTCTTCAATGCTTAGTGCCGATTGACCGGACCCTATTTGCACATCTATCATCGTGCCCAGTTTCTCGATTAATGGAGCTGCATTGTTAGGTACATTCTGATAATCGCTTCGCTGATCCATCTTAACCCGCATAGTATTAACCGACTGAGTAGCATCTCTATCTTCCAGACTCGGAGGCAACAGCTTGCCGTTCTCATCATACCTGTTCTGAACCATAACGACATTGCCATTAGGATCAAACATTGGTCTGAAGTTTCCAGCGTTTGTATAGCCCAACAAACTATTGCCTAAGTATTGCTCAAATATATTGTTTGTGTTGGCCTCGGTTCGATCTGTAATATCAGTATAATAAGTCTCTATATTGGTATATACATCGCTTACAGCAGACATACCATCCAGCACACTCTGAACATCGGCCTTATATTGTCTTTGAGTATATCCATTTTTACCGATCTGATTGTAATATCCGTACAATAAATCAGAACCCTGGTACCCCATCTCCATCACGTTCTGATTGTAGTTTACATTATCATACTCAGTTGCCGCGCTTAGGGCATCAAGACTTTCGTTAGTATACTGATTGGTTTCGTCTCTCCTGCGTTGGCGATCACCCTGTATCTGACCAACAGTCTCATTGATCTTATCAGTCGCATTAGTCCAATTCAGCTGCGGCTGAGATAGATCAGTTGCAGTACGATATTCGTAATTTAGCGGATTGTCTTTTTGCGACCTTGCTGTTAAATCTCTTGGCATCTTAATTATTTATTAAAGAAATCTACCACTCTTCCTCTTCGATCATATATCCTGCCGGATCCAGTAATTGCTTGATTGTACATAGGGGCAGGGGAAAGTGCAGGAACACCAACACCAGGGAACATAGTTAGACCTGCCGTACCCAAAGTAGGCGCTGTGGTAACTCCTCCGGAACTCATTAGTCCGCTACCCTGAAAGTCACTTTGAACAGTAAATGGCATAGATAGGTTTTGATTAGCAGGTGTAGTTTCAACGGGTGTGCCCAAAGAGGTCATAGCCTTATTAGGAATACCTACCATATCTTTAGGTGCCTGTTGGTCTGTACCCAGTTTTTGTTTCATTCCTTCGGGGAAGAATCCAGATGCAGCCACCATTGACTCACCCAACCCTGCAATACCTTGCTGTAATCCTTGTTGCCGCATCTGCAATGCCTCTCTTCTTTCTTGATCTTTCCTTCGAGCCTCAGCTACATCCATAGCTATGTTCTGCTGTTTAATATTTTCCTTAGCATCGGCTTTTAGCTTATCTAAGTTAAACATCTCATCACCCATTGCTATACGCATCTTTTCTGCTTCTGCTTCTTGCTGAGCACCAATTCTACCTACACCTCCTATAAGCGCTCTTGAATCAGCATCTTGAAGGGTTGATAAAGCTTGTATATCGGCTTGTAGGTTGGCCTCAAATCCTCTTTCGTAAGCGTCAAAAGGAACCGACAGTTCCTCATAGACATTTACATTCGCCCTTCTTCGTGCATCGCCAAATAGTTTTGCAGCATCTAACTCTGCTTGTCGAGCTGCTTTTTTCGCTTTGACGGACTGTGCAAATCCGCCCGCAGCTTTGGCAATACCTACACCTAAACCCAAAATAGCTGATACCATAAGAAATATATTGAGTAAAGATAGTAAAAACTACGGATAACTTTTCATTATGCTACTACCAACTGCAAATAGCTCTATTGGTTTAGTGTTAGTATTCTCCAGAGTAAACTGCATAAAGTAACCTCGAGCGCCATGTGACTCTGCCACAGGATCTTTCAATAAGAATATAAAATCACCTGCCGCCGGTATAGTTCCCGCCGTAAGCAGTACAGGCTCAGGCACCGTAGTGTCTACGGTAATGGTGTTAGTGGTCTGATCAACCGCAGTAACTTGTCCAGTGTACACTGAAGAAGTGGTGGCGTATATGTAATCACCCACGCTGATGATGCTACCCACAGAGTTAGCAAAGGTTATGGTAGTGGCCGCAGCAACACCCCCAACAGCGGTGCAAGAAGCAATACCATTTACACTTCGAGACTTGAAGTTTTTCGTTCCCTCATTCTCTCTTAAAAAAGTAAACCACTCCCCTTCCTTCTGTACGAAGTAGGTGGACAACATTGATCCGCTGCCAAGATCAGTAAACAAGCTTGTACATCCCCACCTATCATCACTTTCGTAAGACATTGTTTTAAATAGCTTGATCGTCTTAGGCTCAATATTTATTACGCTCGTGATAGTTGAGTTGAACTGTACACCATAGTAGTTGTTTCGAGTTTCGTTTGTGTTATGTCGATATAGTTTACCTTGGTTCCAGCTATAGAAAAAACCATTCATCCCTATCATGAAGTCAGGGAGAAAAGAATAGAACGAAGGCCATCCTTCGACCCCCTCATCATATGATACTGTTATTGCGTCTGCCATAATTTATTTTTAACAAGTTCCTGTACAAGTGGTTACTGCTGTTACAATTCCATCGGCGTTTACCGTCACACACTTTGAGCCTCCTGCAAAAACAGGAAATGTACCTGCCGGATGTGGAGTAACGCCGTTTACGTCAGAGAAAGCCCAATCATTAACGGAGATGCTTGTTGATATACCTGTAGCATTGCCTACGTGAGCGGTATACATAACGGATGAGTACAACCCACACCCTCCCCCGGCCGGACCGGCAGCAAATAAGTTCAATGATATTGGGCAGTTAACCGTGATACCGGGCTTGCCGCTACAAGGAGACTCAATAACAAATGTTGCTGTGCTCGGTGTTGCATTTGGTTTTGGTATAACCATTACGCAGAAACCAGGGTCCGCAGTGGTAAGGCTTGTGCCTCCTGCGGCGTTATTGGTATACGGTCCTAATGTTGTGGAGACTGGTTCAGACTCAAACGTATTAGTAGAGGTCTGCCAGTTGTACTCGGTTACGCTGTAAGTAGCAGCATTACTACCCGTAGCATTATCAATTGTATTTCCACATATTTTTAAATCTGCCCCTGCAGCTATAGTGCCAACAACACCCTGCAAATAACCCTCAGTAGACGATGAATATTCAGATGCCGATACACCCCCATAGGTCCAGGTGCATTTAGACGGAACGGCGCCAGGTTGGAATCGAACCAAAACGGCACCAGTAGATGTTCCAATATCATAAGTAAAGTTGTACTTGCCTTGGCCAAAGACTATACCCGGTATTTGACTACCACAGCTTACTGTGCAAGTGTCACAAATTGTTTGCTGTAAAAGCACTCCGCCAACCTTCTGCCTGTAGTACCCTGCCGTTCCGTAGAATCCATCAGGCGCAGGATTAGTTAGCGCGGCATCCAACCACACGTTTGTGGCAGTAGCGAAGGTTAGTCCATCATAATAAAAAGACGTTGGTAATGGCATAATTTAATTGTTTAACAAGTTCCTGAATTTATTACTATTCCAAGTGCGCCTATCTCCACCCAGTTTTTTGGGTTGGCTGTAGCAGGAGCAGTAGGGTCTACCACATAAAATCCTGCTGTTGGGTATACATCCACACTACAGTTGGTATTTGCATATACAGTATCTCCTAACACCGGTATTGAGCTGTTGCTTGTAAACGCATACTGCTGAGAACCAAAGCTATCTGTATTCATTGCACAAGCTTGGTTTTGAGTAAACTCTGAGGGGCTAAAGAACGCTGTATTGCAATCCTCGGTACAGTCGCAGCACACATCATCGGCGCTTGTTGCACTGTAGCAAAGCTTGTTGTATATAATATCGCGCAGATCCCACACTAAGTATAGGTATTGATTACCTATAGGTATATTAAACGCAGTAGCCGTAGCCTCAAATATATTTGTGGATGGATTGACTATTGGCGTTACATCAGTGGCAGTTGCCAGTAAAGAAGTGATGTCTGATGCAGTGTTTTGATAAAGCACATTGCTTGATAAAATCTTAAGCTTGTTTGTAGCCAAGTTAAAATTAAAATTGTCAAGACTAATCTTGTTTGTTCGCAATGTTATATCTACTCCGCTATAAGGGAAACCACCGACAGACCGAATACCTGTTTGAGACGAATAGAACGAACTAAATGTATTACTCAATGCAACAGCATTTTGCAAGATAGGGCTAAATGTCAATCCGTCATTCCACTCATACTCTATGTGTATGTCCTGACCATTGCTGTTATTTGTGTTAGCCACCACCTGCACTACCGTAAGCTCTTCCTCTGGAGGACAGCTTACGGATAGACTGTAAGAAGCCTGTCTCGAAACAGGAGTAATAGTTACTGTCGCTGTTTCAGGACTTGCCGCTGACTTGTTAAAGCTAAATGATCCCACACCATTAACAGCCCCTGAAGTAAATGTAGTGCCATTCCAAACCACATCGATTATAATAGGCCCAGTAGACACTCCGTAGCCTATGCTAACCTGACCTATAACATTACTTAGTGTAGCAGTATAAGTAAAAGTATCGCCGTTGTTCACTTGATCTATTCGCTGACCACAAGGTATCTTCACAGGATCCAGCGGTACCTTAATGTTGTTGCTACTTAGAACATACTCATCCATATACGGATCGTATCCTCCAAGTTTCTGTGTGGTTATCTGATCGTTAAATTGACTTCTGAAATAAGATCGCATTCCTTGATCAGATATAACATTCAAAGCATCGTTCATCTGACCTGCTCCCTTAAGATGGAGAACAGCGCCCCTTTTACTGTCAGTAAAAAACATTGATGAACCCCAGAAAACAAAGCTCTCAGGGTTAAAACTAATACCGTAATCTTCAGTTCGAGCGATCTGCGTTCCCAATACCTCAGGCACAGAAATAATTGCTCCTCCACCAGTAGAGTCAGATATTACATTCTTGTTTGACAACACATATGATATCTTATCCTCTTGGAGAACAAGGATATCTGTCTGTCGAGCATATAGCTTCATTATAGGACCGAACCTCACCTCAAGGTCCTTGAAGTTGGCCAGACCCAGGTTGAACTCGTTGAGGTTGTTTACGTTGGTCGAGTCGCTATATACACCACTATAGCTCATGCCGGCAAAACGATGTGCCTGCTTATAGTCTTGATTTGATACGGCCAACACTCGGTTACCAAGATTGAAACTCTTTCCGTCTATCCTGTCCTGTATCCTAAAGCTCTCACATCCATTACCAAACGTATAGCAGTTAGCAAAATCCAAAACTGTGGTAAGTGGATTGGTCGGTGTCTGGTCAATACTGCCCGATGCAGGAACCTCAGAGTTAGATCCAGGAATAAACTCTCTCTTCGCTCTATGGTAATTTAAACCAGTCCCCGGATCAGTGTATATGTCTAATAAGTTAGACGCATCAAAGAACAGGTTAGGGTCAGCTTCGAGTGGCTCAGTCTCAAATAAGAATAAACCATCAGCTCTTGTAATATCAACCTCCAGTCTAACTTTTGGCTTCCCTCCTCCAGCACCAAAGCACCCAGGGATAGAACCGTTGTTGCACAGAAACTGCTGAATGTTAGGGGCCACACCTGTTTGCCTTACAGCTATTTTAATATCAAAGCATGTTGACGGCAATGGTGATGACGTGTATAACGTAGGATCAAAATGTATATCAAGGTTATCATTAACATCAGCATTCGCAGCTATCATTGATCCTTGCAAATCATCTCCTATAGCCCAGTCATGGAAATTAGAATAATCTATGCTTGCCGTGTATGTCCGATCAAACAGAAGTTCTAAGTTATCGCACCCACCGGTCCCAGGATTATTGTTGCCACCCCTGGTGTTTCGCACTCGTATTCTAACGCGAGATCCTGCAGGGATATCTATAGCGTTACCTGATGATGGATCATTAAGGCTCACATTAGTTACTTGAGTATCTCCACAGCCACTTGTTCGCTTACCCTGTTTGGTTTCTTTTTCTCTAAGGTTTATCAGGCCATTTGTGTCCACTGACCATCCAGATGGCTTTAGTTTTATGTAGAGCCCAGGCAAGCTACCCGTAGTAATTTGATCACTAAAGCAAGCTTGCTTATCAAGAACCTCAGCCTGTTCGAAAGTAGTTACAGGTCCACTCGCGTCCATCTTTACTGTAAGAATATCTCCTACTGACACTAACGCCTGGCTATCCCCCTCAAGCTTAAACCAATAGCTACTCGGATCAGGGACAAAAGATTCAGCCACATTAGTATCTTGATTCTCTCCTTGTTGATAGAATATATAACTGAACACCGTGTTATACGCGCCCTCACTTGGCTTACACACAAACTTGTAATGCTTAGCCCAATGTGGTGCTACGCTCTGTAGGTTGACTTTTATTTTATTCTTGCTTACAGAAGTAGTTGGAGGGAAGAATATCGTATTGGTATCACTAACCTGAACCGTGGAAGCCCTACCATATTCATCCATATATACAATACCCACCTCGTAATCTCTATTGCTATGCAAGCTTAGGGTGTTCGAGGTGGTAAGGAAAGATGCGTATGTTGCGGCTGCATTAAACGTATAGTAATTATACTGAACACTTATGTTAGCTCCAGAACCATTATCGTGATAATATTGTACAGCAGGTAGCTGAACCTTAAAACCATTGGTGGTAGCTGTTATCTTGACCGGTTGCTGCTGACATATTGAAATGGTTGGCGGAAAAGCGCCGATAGGGTTGGGACACGTACCATCAATTGCTGAGTTAACAAATACCATGCTTGTGCTCGGGTATGGTGTTTGAACTTGCGCATTGAACTTGTCAGTTAAAGTGCCGCCCTGATCTGTTGTATTAGTTGGTAGTATAGGCTGCATGTTAGCTATAGTACCAAAAGCCTCCTGAAACTCAAGCGAAGATGTAAGAGCGTTTACAGATGTATAATCGGTAGGACACGTAAAGTTCAGTGTTAAGAAGAATGGAGAGTCAGCCAAGAATGGTGTAGCTGGGATCTGGGGGCCTCCATTGTTATTCTGAAAAGAGTTGTTAACCGAGAACCTAAATGTTAGCTGGCTCCCTGCAGGTATCGTAGGGTTGGTAGCTGTCAAAACGCTAAGATCAAACTCTATCTCACCATCCGGTAGTGACACGATATTAGCAGGATTCTCGATAGACCAGTTTGCAGTTGCAGTTGTGGGTGTAGGGAAAAACTCTCCACCCACTTCAGCAGTCAACGACTCAAGGTCATATCGAATATCAATAATAGATCCGCCGTCTGTTCGTCTTATATCATACTGCTCTACGTAGTTGCCATACATCAACCTGTTACCCTGAAGCGTCTGTGCCTTGGCACGAAGAGGTACATTATCATAAAGCCTTAGAAGCTCATCATCTGGAAGCAGAGAATATATCTCGCTGTTTGAAAATCTATGAGTATAGAAACTATCATCAGACCACCCCAGGTCACTCTTGTTAAATCTTTTTATTACATATATAGCATTTGATCCGCTTTCCTTATATAGAAGCTGAACCTCTTTAACTCTTTTAGAACCAGTAGAAAAAGTAACATCAGCCGCATTGAAGCGATTGATCATGCTATCATTGTTGTAGTTCTGAAAACTAAACCTAAAATCAGAAGGCTGAAACGCAGGATTAGTAAACAATGATATGGCGCTGTATCCACCGTCCAGGTATCTATATCGATATGCAAATGAAATAAATCGATACTCCATGTAGTTTTCCTGCCCCGCTACATCTATTAGATCCACGTAAGGTGTTCCTAATGGATCAGTCGTGGCCGTAGAATCTTCAAAGCCAGGGATCTTGAGAATAACACTAATGTCCTCTTCCTCCAATGGATCAGTAGGATCCGTATCTACATTGTAGTTTCGCTTTACATTTATATAGCGAGGAGGATTTTTATCATCTGTAAAGTACAGGTACTCATCTATCTTATCGACTCCTGTAATTAAAAATGCAGGATCAAAGTTCAGCACCGTCTCACTGATGACATGGTATAGTAAAGTGCTGGTGCTGGTCTCAAACGAGAGTATTAAGTCAACCTTGCCGGTTGAAGAAGAAATGTTCGCCGGGTCATGTACAAACCAATATATAGTCTCTTTCATTCCATCCTGGAACGCACCTATGCATCGAGCAGACGAGGACAATGGATTGCCCAAGTACTCTACGCTTGGCGTAAGAAGAGTGTTCCCTTTTGAGTTCTCTACCGCACCTATCTCAGTGGTTTCAGTAGAACCAAGGCGCACGTTTAATGCGTCTACATATTCTCCAAGTGGAACAAGCCGCTCATCAACAGACTTGTTCATGCGACCCTTAATAAAATTAGTTTGTACTATCATATTACTTTATCCATTTGCCTTGGCCACGCAGATTCATTAGTAGTCTGCCCGGATGCATATTGCTGATTCTTATCTTCGCGTTACGTAATAAAGATGATTTGTCTTTTTGTGCTCGTCTGACCATATACTCAGGAGCTGCCAATCGATTGTTTAAAAACGCATACTTAATAGCTGCGTAAATATAATCTTCAAAAAGCTTGTTTACGCTGACCTTGGAGTCATCCCCCTTCTCCATGCCATCAGACACATACTCCAATACCACCGACTTACCAGACATCCCTGAGCTAAAGTTAATGACGCCGCCTCTTTTATCAATGCCAAACGTAGGGTTGGAATTTGCAGTTTCAGTGTTGAGGCCAAAGCGAGCGCCTACTGCGTAATCAAAGTACCAGCAATCATCAACGCAATAGCCCAGGGAATTGTTGTAGGGGCTGTTGGCGTTCAAGTAAATAGATTTTGATATACCATCTATTCTTTCATTTGTAAGCTGAGACTCAGCAGGTGACAAGACATTCCCATCAATATCAAAAAGAATATTGTAGTTGTTGTCTTGTAGGTATGCGTTACTCCAGTTGGTCTGTATGTTCTCTGTTAATGGGCGTAGGCAACCATTCTCATACATCGATATTCGAACCCAATTTACATAGTCCGGTGGGAATACGTATCTAAGCTGATCGTTAACCTGAAGCTGAAGAATCTTTATCTCTTTCATCGCATCATAGTTTAGCTCCTGTATGGCACGCTTAGCAAAGAACACAACCTGATATCTATTGATGTTGTTTATTAGCTCATTGTTGCCTTGGTACATCAACATAAAGTTGTTGACGATATCATCCAAAGAAACATATTGATATGACCCCCAGTTGGTATCCAAAGGCACTACCTGCCCATTCTCGTAATATTGATAATCATTTATATATGACATGTGTTAGCTTGTTTCTTGTGTATCAATAATCTCCTCCTCTTGAGCAAACTTTACTACCTCAGCCTCTCTAATCTCTATACCAACATACTGGCATATCTTCATTATAAGCTGTGGCTGATCGGATAGCGGAAGCTCAAAGTCCTGAAAGTCGGACTGCGATGAATCAAATAATGGCTCACCGCCAGACAGAGATACGAAAGTCCATTTAGGATCCTTCGGGTATCTAATGTACTGTGAATGCACATCTCCTGCGTTGAGTATTGTTGATGGGTAAACCGTAACAATATTGCCATCTAATACATAGCAAGGAAACTGCTTGGTCGGATAAGTTAAGTTTGAACTTGTAAGGTTAAATATCTTTCTCTGTGTAACACGCTCCACCTCGGTGATATTGGTATTGCTGTATATACGATAGTTTTCACCTATAGTAAAAATGTTTGCACTAAGGCCAAGCGTAGAAGTACTTGGTACCGATGTGACGTAAGCCTGTGTAAAGTCAGT